TACAACACTTTAAGATTAAAGGATGGCATTGAGTAAGCGAGAGTTAAAGAGTGGTAAGTGGCAGAAGCTACGCATACAGATACTAGATCGTGATGGTTGGCAGTGTGCTATCTGTAATAGACCAGCTGACACAGTAGATCATATCTATCCACGCATTAAGGGTGGGGACATGTGGGCACTAGATAACTTGCAATCGCTATGTAAATCATGTAATAGCCGTAAAGGTGGGCGTTTTTTTAGCCAGCAAGCGACCCCCCCTGTCTTTTTCAAACCTTCTCTCCCTGAGACCACCAGCACAGTGCCAGACTCACCTTTTAATAAACCTGATACGCTTAACTTCGATGCAAACTGATACGGAATCAAGCCAGAATAAACGAGGGGTCGGGTTAATTGGCAGTACCGAGCCTAGAATCCACACGCCCCTACTTGAAGGCCGCACAAAATCCCAAGAAGTTGCAGATCTAGCTGAGAAAATAGGCTTGCCCTTAATCCCCTGGCAGCGTTGGTTATTAGATGATCTGTTATCTGTAGATGATGCGGATGTGTGGCGCAAAAAAACAGCTTTAGTATTGGTAGCACGTCAAAATGGCAAGACCCACCTAGCACGTATGCTTATCCTGGCGCATTTATTCTTATGGGATAGTAAGAACGTTTTAGGTATGTCATCTAATCGCAATATGGCATTAGATACCTTTAGGCAGGTTGCTTACACAATAGAAGATAATCAATTCTTAAAAGATCAGGTCAGACAGATACGCCTGGCTAATGGTCAAGAATCTATCAGCTTACTTAATGGCGCCAGGTATGAAATTGCAGCAGCTACACGAGATGCACCACGTGGTAAAACAGCAGATTTCTTATACATTGACGAATTACGAGAGTGGACAGAGGAAGCATTCACAGCTGCATTACCAGTAACACGTGCTAGACCTAATGCTATGACCTTAATGACCAGTAACGCTGGTGATGGCTTTAGTACAGTGCTAAACGATTTAAGAGAGCGCTGTTTATCATATCCACCAGAGAATTTAGGATTTTATGAATGGTCAGCGCCACAGCACTGCAAGATAACTGATAAGAAGGCTTGGGCTATGGCTAACCCAGCGCTAGGACATTTAATTACAGAAGATACGTTACAAGAATCTGTCAACACCAACAGCATAGAAGCTACACGTACTGAGATGTTGTGCCAGTGGATAGATAGCGCTGTCAGCCCTTGGGTGTATGGATCTATTGAAGCCTGTAGTGATAGCAGCCTAGAAATACCTGTCGGACCTCAAACAATTATGGCATTTGATATTGCACCTACTAGGAGATCAGGCGCTTTGGTTATGGGTCAGATGAAGGATGGCAAGATAGCTGTTGGCCTAGCTCAATTATGGCAAAGTGAAGTGGCTATAGATGAGATCAAAATGTCTAGTGATATAAATGAGTGGGCACGTAAGTATCATCCAACTACTATCTGTTATGACAAATACGCCACGCAAAGTATTGCTACCAGACTTGAGCAAAGTGGTTGGCGCATGGTCGATGTATCAGGCCAGGCGTTTTACCAGGCGTGCAGCGATCTATCAGATGCCCTGGCGAATATCCGCTTAGTGCATTCTGGACAACCTGAGCTAGTACAGCACCTAAATAACTGCGCTGCTAAGACAAATGATGCTGGCTGGCGCATTATTAGGCGTAAATCCGCTGGTGATGTTACAGCTGCAATCTCTCTGGCTATGGTAGTTAGCCAATTAACCAAGCCACAACAAACTGCGCAAATCTTTGTCTAACTTGCACTAAATGTCCGACTTATGGTATAAAATACCTATATGGGTTTATTGTCTGCTTTGGGTATAACCAAAAATAAAGAAACTGTCGAAGCGCAATACGCCCCTGCCATTATGGACACAGCCTACGGCTATGGTTCATTTACAACTGGTGTCGGTAACTTCCCTGGTGGATTAGATCGTAATTATGCGATGCAAGTACCAGCAGTATCTCGTTGCAGAAATTTAATAGCTGGTGTAGTTTCATACCTGCCATTAAAACTTTACAAAAAGTCTAATGGTGAGGAGTTGGGGAACCCTCTGTGGCTCGACCAGCCAGACTATCGACAACCTAGATCCGTCACAATATCCTGGACTGTCGATAGTTTGCTGTTTTATGGGGTTGCATACTGGCGTTGCACTGAGCTGTATGCCGACGATTTAAGACCATCACGATTTGAATGGGTCGCTAACAATCGAGTTACATTTACGACCAATAAATTTGGCACAGAGGTTGATGAGTATTTTGTTGATGGTGTTAAAGCTCCGATGTCAGGTATTGGCTCACTTATCACATTTCAAGGATTAACACAAGGCGTATTAACAACAGCAGCACGGACAATACAAAGCGCTTTAGATATTGAAAAGGCCGCAGCTGTATCAGCACAAACTCCGATGCCAAGTGGTTACATTAAAAACACTGGCGCAGATTTACCAGAAGCCCAGGTATCAGGATTATTAGCACAATGGAAGCAAAGCCGACTAAATAGATCAACAGCATATCTAACTAGCACGCTATCTTACGAGACCACAGGCTTTAGCCCTAAAGACATGATGTACAACGAGGCACAACAGTATTTAGCAACACAGATAGCACGTGCCATGAATGTACCTGCTTATTACATATCAGCAGACATGAATAACAGCATGACCTATCAAAACATTATCGATGGCCGTAAAGAATTTGTTGCATACTCACTACAGCCATTTATTTGTGCTATTGAAGATCGTTTGTCAATGGATGATATAACCCCACGTGGCCATGTAGTTAAGTTTGCTATTGAGGAATCGTTTTTGCGTGCAGACACAATGAAGCGACTAGAGGCACTAGAGAAAATGATTAGCTTGGGCTTAATCGATGTTGAGGAAGCCAAAGAGATGGAACAAATGACACCTAACGGAAGAGAAACAGAAAATGAAACTTACATTCAGTAGCCAGGTAGAAGCTGCCGATGGCGAACGCAGAGTTATCGCTGGCAAAATTGTGCCATTTGAGGAAGTCGGTAACACCTCAGTCGGTAAAGTGGTATTTGCTAAAGGCTCAATCGAGATAGGTGACCCAGGCAAGATTAAGATGCTGATGCAACACAGCCCAGAGCGCCCTATTGGTAGAATGCAAAAATTTAACCAGGCAGAGGATGGTATTTACGCACAATTCAAAATCTCTAACTCAATGCAAGGACAAGATGCGTTAATCCTGGCTGGTGAGCACTTAATTGATGGTTTATCTGTCGGAGTAGATGTAAATAAGTCTGTACAGAAAAAAGAGTATTTATATGTAACTAGCGCAACATTAAGAGAAGTTAGCCTAGTCGAGTCACCAGCGTTTACCGCTGCACAAGTAACTAAAGTTGCTGCTAGTGAAAACGAAGCAGAGGACACAAATCAAACAACAGAAAGCGAGGCTCCTGTGGAAGATTTAGCAACAGCGCCACAAGAAGCAAAGGTCGAGGCTGCTACTCCTACAGTAGAAGCCGCACGCCCAGTAATTACAGCTCCATTGATTCAGACAACCATCCGCACACCAATTACATCTATGGCTGCTTATACAGAGCATAAGATTAAGGCTGCTTTGGGTAATGAGGATTCAAAGCTATACGTAACAGCTGCAGATGATTCATTTGCAACTAACCCAGCATTCAACCCAACGCAGTACCTAAGCGAGTTTGTAACTAACACACGCTTTGGCACACCAGCTATTGATGCTTGCTCACAAGGCACACTGCCAACTAGCGGTATGACAATCTCTGTACCATCTTTGGTTACCTCAGTCGGTGGCGGAAATGGTGTAGCACCAGAAGTTACTGTCGAGGCAGAAGCTGGCGCAGTCCAAAATACAGGTATGGAAACACAGTACCTAACTGCAACAGTATCCAAGTACAGTGGCATGAATACGCTCAGCGTTGAGCTACTGGAGAGGTCAGACCCTAACTTCTATGCAGAGCTAACAAAGCAACTAGAGTACGCTTACCTAAAGCGCCTAGATCAGACTGTATTGTCAGCTTTGATTCAAGCATCTGCTAACGCAACAAACACAACTGCAGACCTAGACGGAATTATTGATTTCGCAGCTGAGTCAGCAGAAAACATCTACAAGAACACTGGCTACTTTGCACAGAATTACATCGCTAACCCAGCACAATGGGGTGCGTTAATCTCTGCACAAGATACAACTAAGCGCCCAGTATTTACTGCTCTACAACCAATGAACGCAGCTGGTCAAGTATCAGTCGGCTCAATCCGTGGTTCAGTATTAGGCTTAGATCTATACGTAGATAAAAACTTCACTGCAAGCACATTCGATGACGATTCAGCCATCATCCTTGCACCAGAGGCATTTACTGTATATCGCTCAGCACAAAACTTCATGTCTGTCAACGTAGTATCAAACCTACAAGTACAGGTAGCAATCTATGGCTACATGGCCACACTTGCTAAAATGCCTAACGGAATTTACAAGTTCAAGAAGACCTGATAAAACCCGTTAATCAATAAGTAATCCTCTGGGGTTTAGTAGCCCTAGCCCCAGGGGAGCTTTTAAGAGAGGATCACAATGGCAGCCACCTACGTAACTAAAGCTGAATTACGCACCAATCTTGGTATTGGCTCGCTTTACACCGATGCCGTTGTGGAAGAAGTTTGTCAAACAGCACAAGACTTACTTAATCAATATCTTTGGTTTAATGATGCACCTGTTGTGGCAGCAGGATTACAAAACAACGTAGCCACTTTAGTATTAGCCAATCCTGGCATATTTGTAAAAGGACAAAGCGTAGCCATCGAGGGTTGCGGATCAACTTATGGTGGACAACACACAATCACAGGCACAATACCTGGTATCACAATACCTGTATCTATATCAACAGCATTCTGGTCATTCTTTACCAATTACTCATTCCCTAATGGCTACTCATTTATACAGTTTGCTAAAGTACACGCAGACGACCCATTTCATAGAATTATCCCAAGCGGCAAAGCATCAGGACAAGACACTAAAGAAGATGATTATGCTGTGATACCCGCAATCAGAGAGGCGGCCATGATTCTGGCCGTGGACATCTGGCAAGCACGTCAAGTGAGCCAGACTGGTGGGGTAGGTATGGATGGGGTCAGCGCTAGCCCTTATCGGATGGGTTACCAGCTTATAAATCGAGTACGAGGCCTCATCCAACCTTATTCAGCACCAGCATCACTGGTCGGCTAATGGCAGCAATAACCACACTACGTGGCACCTTAGCCACAGCTTTAACTAACAATGGAGTCTGGTCTACCTTTGCATTTCCACCTGCAACACTGTTGGCAAACAGCGTAGTAATTACTCCTGGCGATCCATACATTACACCTAACAACAACAGCCAGACTGGTATCTCACCTTTGGCTAATTTTAAGATTTTAATAACCGCACCTGCATTTGACAACCAGGGCAATCTTAAAGGCATAGAAGATTTTATAGTGGCAGTAGTAACTAAACTAGCGGCATCAACCCTGGTTTACAATATATCAAGTGTCTCCGCTCCAGCTATAACTAACGCAGCTAGTGGAGATTTATTAACATCGGAAATAACAGTATCAATCCTAACGAGCTGGAGTTAAAATGGCACAATCAGAAGACTTAGCCTGGTTAATTAAAACAGGCCAGATTAAAGAAGCACCAAAACCAACAGCACAAACTAAGAAAGACGAGGAATAACAATGGCAATATACTTAAATAATAACGTTGGTGTTAAGTTGGCTACTAATGCTGCACCAACTGTACCTTCTATCGACATTAGCTCATACGTAACTAATGCCGTAATTAACCAGATCGTAGATGAGTTAGAGGTTACAGCGATGGGCGATACAGCTCATAAGTTTGTGGCTGGACTACAATCAGGCACCTTTACAATCGACTTTATCAATGACTGGGCAGCTTCTCAGGTAAACGAAACACTAAGCGCAGCCTTTGGTAAGACCCTGGCAGTATCGGTAATCACTGTTAAGGGCACAGCAGTGTCAGCAACAAACCCAACTTATCAATTTTCAGTATTGGTAAATAACCTGACCCCAATCGGTCAAGGTGGCGTTGCCGAAATTGCAACATCAAGCATTACCTTTACTGTAAACTCCGCAATTACAGTGTCATCATCGGTGGCATTTTAATTAAGGAGTAATAATGGCAAAGCTAAAGATAACAAGGGCTAATGGTGAAGTCTCCGAACACAAGATAACACCAGGTGTCGAGTACGCTTTCGAACAGAAGTACGGATCAGGTATTAGCAAAGTCTTGCGTGAGCATGAGAGGCAAACCGAGATATTTTGGTTGGCTTATGAATGCTTACGCAGGGCTGGCGCTCAAATACCTTTGTGGGGTGTGGAATTTATTGACACACTTGACACAGTAGAAGTATTGGATGACGAAAAAAAATAATCGAGCGGTCGTCGATTCTCTACTCAATCGCTCAACTGAGCGTAGAGACTGGGATACCGCCTAGAGAGTTTATAGACATGGATAGCGAAATGTATAGCGCAATTATACAGGTGCTAACCGACAGAGCTAAGGAGATTCGAAATGCCAGCAGAAGTCGTAGGCGTTAAGGATGTCCTTGCAGGTCTAAAGTTTATTGACAAAGATTTACAAGATCGTATTAGGACTGCTATAGATCCACTAATGCGTAACGTAGCTGCTAAAGCTAGATCATTTGTGCCTGGTAATGCTGAGGTGTTATCAGGTTGGACTAAAGAGCCTAACCCAGAGATTAACTACCGCCCATTTCCTAAATATGATGCTGGCACAGTTAAAGCTGGTATTGGATACAACGCTGGCGATAACCGAACATTTAAAAATGGATTTAGAGTTAGTAATTATGTTTACAACGTAAGCGCACCAGGTCGCATATATGAAACTGCTGGCCGTAAAAACCCACAAGGTAGAGCGCCATTTCAGCAAATCGATCCAAGTCTGCCTGGCACAACCTTTGGCAAGGTGCAAGGATTTGAAGGCAAAGCCAGGGCACGTGAATACACCTATAACAAATCTACTAGAGAGTACGCATCAAATAATCCTTTTGCTGGCTATCAGTTTGTTACTGCATTACCAGGATTAACGTCACAGCCAAAGATTAAAGGCGTGCGTGGTGGTGGCCGAAAGACTAAAGGCCGCTTAATTTACAAAGCCTGGGCACAAGATTCTGGCAAAGTTTATGAAGCGATGCTGGGCGCTATTAACTCTACAGCTATAAAATTTAACAAATCAACAGAGATTAAGAAGGCAGCGTAATGGCCAACGTAGTAGTCTCGGCAATAGCCACCTGGAATGGTAAAGCACTTAATAAAGGCAAAAAGGAAATCTCAGCCTTTGACAAACAAGTCAATAAACTAGGCAAAACATTTGCTGGTGTCTTTGGCGCATCACAATTATTTCAATTTAGCAAGCGAGCAGTACAGGCATTTGCAGCTGATGAAAAGGCAGCCAAGTCATTAGAGCAGCAACTTAAAAACACAGGTTTTGCGTTTAGCGCACCTGCCGTAGAAGATTACATAGGTAATTTAGAGAGAGCCACAGGCGTATTAGATGACCAATTACGCCCAGCATTCCAGCAATTATTGACAGTTACAGGATCTA